TAGAATCAGTGCCATAGGTTACAGTTGCAAGTGTATCGCAATTATCGCAAATCCACATTCCTGCAATTTCATCAAATAGGTTTCCCATTATTATTCACCAACCTTCACGCAAACAGTTGCGTAGAAATCATTTCGGAAAATACCTTTTCCGTCATAGGTAGGGCGAACCTTTACGACATACGCTTCCGCTCCGTCATACCATACATCTGAACGCTTTTCTGCGTATTGGATAATTCCGTCTAAACCTTTGCGGTTATAAGAGCGGTAGTAAGAGCCTTCTAGTAAGGACTCTATTGAGTAAGTGTTTGCCATAATTGGCACCTTCTTTCTTTTTTGTTTATAGTGGAATTGTATCAGAGGGGTCTGACATTTTGGGGGACTTAGAGGGGTGTGTCTAAGTGATTTACATCACATTAGATGCAATTTATGCAATTGCACCCTTTAGATGAGAATAGATACTTTAGCAATACTTTGCGAGTATAAGCGTCTAATCCATAAGAGGATTTTACTCCGCCGTTATGGTATTCGTGGACTATTGTCGAGAATAGTGTTTCATTTAGTGTAGTCATTTTGACCACCTTTCTTTATTTTCTAATACTGGAAGTATAACAGATAAAACCGCTACTATCAAGTATACTGGGTAGTAGTCTCACTATTTGGAGCGTGGACTTTGTGAGAAAAATCACATCGTACGTAAGCGTGGCGACACGCCCGAATGCGTCGGCATTTTTTGCAGCTGTTACACTGCAAAAATTTTATTTGAAATCTTTAAAAATTTCTTCAACAATTTTTAATTGCTCATCATTAAGATGATCCAATTGAATTGCATCTGCAAAACCAAAAATATCTTTTTCCATTATTCAACCTCTTTCCATTCAAAACAATAAGAATCTGAAACAAAATTATTTTTTATTACATTGTCAAAAAGTGATAACGCTTGGTCATCATCTTCTGCATCAATGTCTAACCAAACACCGAATGTGTATTTTTTCATTAGAGGGCTCCCTCTTGAAATAAACCAATTTCAATGTCTAGCATTTCAGCGGGAGTGGCTTCGGATAAATCTACCCAACCAGCACCCTCTTCATTTATACGAAAAATTTCAATGTAACCCATTATGATTACTCCCAACTTCTAGTAGTAGCAATTACTACACGCTTACTAGGCACATAGTTTTCAATTTCTCTTAGATTAGTTTCTAAGATTGTACCTTGCTTAGCAAGCAAGTCTAACATTTCGTTAGCAGAGTATTCATCTTTTACGAGAACACCTAAGCAAGTACCGAAATTTTTTGAGAGTGGATACTCTGGATTAGTATTGTATTCTATTTTATAACTTAGTGAAAACATTTTGTTTTCCTTTCTTTATTGCTAACCTTTAGCAACTTTCTTTATAATGGAATTATAGCAGGGGGGTCTGACATTTACTGACGGGTAACTATGACAAATCGGACATTTCGAAATGTGACTTACATCATGTGGATAACTTGAGCGTAAAATTTAATGTGACTTAAGCCATGTGGACGACACGCCGTCAGCGTCGGCATTTTCGAACAAACGTTCGAATGCATATTTATTCACGATCATGAATAAAAAAGCTGCGAGCAGTTTTATAACTTGCTCAGGTTATTTTTTTTATTCGTGTTTTAGATTTTTGTAGACTTCTTCGTGAAATCTATCGCTATCAAATTTCTCGTTATCATCTGCGAACATCTGAGAAAAATCATAGACTAAATCTTCGAATACTTGTTGCGGAATTTCATCACCATAAGAGTTTAGAATTTCTGCTGTTGCTACATAGTCTTTGCGTGTCATCATTTTTTTTATGTGTCCTTTTCTTTTTAGTTACTTGCTTGTTTTTACCATAGCGAAACGGCGAGAGCCATTTGCTAAAACTAAACTAACACGAGTTACCTTATTAGAAATCGGGGAGAAAGAAGCGATACGACCTGTAACGCCTGTCTTGCTAGTAGTGAAGAGGTCTCCGATTTGGTATGTGTATCCTGATAGTGTCATTCTGTTATGTCCTTTTCTTTTTGTTGGGTTTTGTGTTGAGCAGTTTTAATAGACTTGCTCAGGTCTTTTAGCGTATTTCGCTAAGGTTAGATTGTTACTGTGGTGAAACGCTCTTCGCCATCAACATCAAGAAGCACTACTGTGCGGTTTGCGTCTTTTGGCTCGATTGCTTTGATGACTCCAGTAATTCCGCTCTTCTGTGTTGTGAAGAGGTCGCCTACTTGGTATGTCTTGTTTGCTACTGTCATTTTTTTGTCCTTTTCTTTTAGGTGGTGATTTTCCTAGTATAGCACTAGGGTCTGACATTTTGTCAAATTTAGAGGATTTCGTCTGGGTCGAAATCGGGGGTCGCTATGAATGAGAATTCATCTGAGTTCTCTTCTTCCCATAGGTCATTCTGTTCGGTGATAAAATCGAGGGGGGATAGAGTCGAGGTCTTTTCCCAAGAGTAAGTGTATGACATTAGTTTAGTCCATTCTTTTTGAGGTCTTGATAGATAGCATAGCATAGGGGTATGACAACACCCAAGAGGGCTAGTTGCACTAGGGTAGTTAGTAGGCGATTCACTTAGTATCTACCTCTCTGACATTGTAGGTAAATCCTTTACCTAGTTTATTTAGTTCAGCAATTACCGCTAGGATTTCTTCAGGCTTACTTGCCTTATTGCCTACGCTTAGTAGGTTAGAGCCTTGCCATAGTGAGTATGTGATAGTCATTCTTTATCTTCTTTCTGTTAGATTCTTTTTTGTTGCTTAGGATTATTTGCCCTATTGCTAGGGGCTCACCTAAGAGGTGGGTTATTTAGTTATGTCGCTAGTATAGCAGGGGGGTCTGACAAATAGGGGGCGACACGCCCTATGTGTCTATGTGATTTAGCTCACACGATTAGCGAATACCCATTGGGACTCGCTAGGGGTTAGATAGCGGTGAGAGATAAGACCCTCAGAGGCTACTAGATGGACATACGCCATACGGCTAATGTAGTTACCATTAGCAAGGCGGAAGATGGAATTAGACTTAGTATTACTACTAGCCATAGGGTGAGTAGGTTCTACTACTACTGTTAGTGAGTTCATTAGAACTCCTTTCTTTATCAAGAACCTTTCTTGATTTTCTTTATAGTAGAATACTATCACACTAAATTGGAAAAATCAAGTCTAAACACGGCGTGTCGCAAAGAATTTATGTGATCTACCCCACATAGGGGTGCAAAATGTCCGATTTGACCGTTATGTGCGGACTATTTTTTTTCAAAAAAGGGTTTTGAAAATGGAATCATACAAATTAAAATTCCATTCACATTTTGATCAAAAGTAAAAATACTCACCAGTAACATAGCTGTGGACAAAAATGGCGGGAACTGCTAGAATTGAGCTATGAGAATAGTTATATGTGATATTTGTAAGAAAGAAATCGAGTCTAGATCCAAATTTGCTCACATGACACTCTTAAATCACTTAAAAGAGCATAAAAATGTGACTTAGATCACATATATGTTAAACTAGTTTATTATGAATACTTTTATAGCAGCAGTTGGAGTCGTAATTATTATCCTTATGACATTTTCTAACTTTATAGATCACTAAGTATGTGATATAGATCACACTATAGACAAATCCTACCTAATATGCTACACTTCTAAAATGATCTCATTTAATGAAATGGCGGGAGTGTTAGCAAAGCTAACCAAAAGAGCTTATTGGAATAAAGTAAACACAATAGAGTTCTTATCCTTTAGTGTTAAATTAGCAATTATCATTCCAGGTCTGCTCCTAGGAGTTCAATTCTGGTGGATGTATGTATTAGCCCTTATAACGTCGCTATTCTTGATTTTAACCTCAACTATAAAGACCCTACCTACAATTATCTACTTTAATATAGGATGGTCTATATTGGCTACTTGTGCCATTGTGAAGCATTTTTTGGCTTGAAGTAGTTATATCCTAGTTGATGATCTATCTCTCTTAGACCCCACTCATCAAACCCCCACTCAATCTGACCCCAGAATCCGTTCTCATTATGAAAACGCATACGCTCTTTTACAAACTTAAATTTTTCGCTGCTTTCAATAACTTTTGAAGCAACCTTTTTAGCATTCTTCCAAAATGGGGTCTTATATGTGGAACCTCCGTGATAAAAGAAGCAGATAAGCTCATATGCAGTCATCATATTTTGAACAAAGTATCCATTTGCTTCTTCTTCTGGCACTCCATTAATCATAAGGTCAAAACCGATCTTATTAATCAAGTCATACATAAACAGTGAATTGGCATACATAGGTTCATAGAAGACTGCTTTATTGCCTTGTTTGATTATTCTGCCTTCTACCATCTTTCTTGCAAAATAGGACTTAAACTTATACTCAATCCCGTCCAATTCTGCAACAGGTACTCCAATTTCTTCGGAGAAGTTCCTTTTTGCGACCTCAATATCTGTGATCTTATCATTGAATAAATATCCATAACTTAAGCGTGTTTTGAGCGGTACTCCAAACATCCAGCCATCTTTTGTAGCTACATGTTTTGTATGCATCCAATCAGAACCATCTCCAGGAATGTTGTGAACAAGACAGTGGTTTGTAGGATTATCAAAAGTAATATAATCATCAAATTCTTTAGGTGCTCCAGTGCAATCAATAACCCAATCATAAATGTGATCTACGTCATTAATTGTAATTACAGCTCCATCATCAATATTTTCAATTTTTTGAACCTCTCCAAGTATTTCCACAAACTTATCTCCCCAGATAACTCTAAATCTTGGCAAAGCCCATTCCATAAGTTTAAAAGTGTTCATGTGAATAGCAGCGTTTGTATTTAAAAGCGGATTAATAAAGTCATGCTCTCTCCACTTTTCAAAATGAGTGCCATACTTTACGGTAGCATCCATATCTCCATTTTTAAGAACGTCATACATGTTAAATTTTGCACCAGATTCCATTGCACGGATAAATGCTGGGTTTGTAGATTCTCCAATTCCAAGAATTGGCTTTGATGGATCTGAAATTGAGTGAACTTCCCACTCGTTATTTAAAAATCTTAAAAAATGGCTTAATGATTGAATACCAGATGAACCAAGACCTACTACTGCTAATTTTTTCATTCTTCTTCGCTTTCTTCAAATACAAAAGATGGGGGTGGAGCTAAAACTTCTCCATTTTGGTGCTTAAATAACATACTATCAACATCAGCACCAAGCTTTTCAGCCATTAATGCCATCATATCATAATTTCTTTGACTTTGAATAAATAAAGCACCTGCCAGCTCTCTAATATTTTCTAAAATATCACGAATGTCTTGTTGAATAAACTTTTCATTCTCAAACTCAGGAAGCTCTTCTCCTAAATTACCCATTATCTATTTCTCCTATGATTTCTTTGGTTATATGGTCCCATTTATTGCCTTCCATTCCCGCCGAATGGTTTATTACTAAATCTCCGTCATCGTTGGTCATCGTATAAAGCCATTTTGCGGGGCTTACAGGGCTCTTTGCGACGATTATATCGTTACAGCTAAGCTCTATACTAAAATTATCTACATCGTCGTCGTGAGCCTCTATGTAGGCTCTTTCTATACTAATTTTTGCCATATGCTAATCCATTTTTTCGGGCTCACTCATTTCCGCCCTTATAATTTCAATTAAATTATTATATAAAGTGGAGCCAGCGGTATTTTTATACCCGCATGCAAAACAGTGTAGCACGATTTTTTCTTCTTCCTGCTGATGGCTCAATGGGAAGATCGCTTCTTCATTTTGGTGCATAGGACAGGCGAGGAAGTTTACCCTCCCCGCCTGTGCTAATTGTAAGTATTCTGAAAAGACTTGTATTCGCATTATGCGGTCACTAAGTTAGCCCTATTTAAAACAGAATTTACATATTGCCGAACAGTAGGATTTCCTGGAACTGGTTTGTTCCAAGTGCTCTTATTTCCTGCTCGGGAGGGCAATAGGTGTGCTGCAATTGCTTTTTCCCAGTCATGGTACTTATTGTAAGTAGCGTTCAATTCCAAAATTATCTTTTGATCTTGAACCCATTCTGGGGCATGGCAAGCATCCTTGTAGCCTTTATAGTTATTCCATGTTGAAGGCATGTATTGGTACGCACCACATGCTGAACTGGATCTGGACTTGCGATAATACGCTCCCGCTCCACCTGTTTCAGTGGATTTAAGTGCATTTGCTAGTCTTGAGATTATTACCCGCTTGTCTACTCTTGTTGTTTTTAGATTTAGCTCGTGGCTATAATCGGGCATTAAAAAAGTGCTTCTAGAAGATAAATCATTAATTAAATAAAGAGTTTTAGACATTCTTTTATTTAATATATTATTATAATCTATATTAATTATATCTTTTATATTAACTAAATTATTATATTTATTAATATATAATATATTTTTATTATACACTATTGCTTCCTTCATTGCAGCGTGTGCTTGTTGATCTACACCAAAAACTAGTGTGAGAATCATCACACATATCATTGTCCACGCTGTCCTTATCCTTGCTTTGTTCTCATTGTTCATTTTGAACCTCCTGGGGTAAGAGTAGTAATATCCAGTCTATCATGATATACTAAGAAAAACAACCCGAAAAGAGTGTTATGCAAGTCTCATTTACTGGTGCTCCAGAATTTATGGATCGTAGCGTAGGTTATGGTGAAGCATCTAATCATATATTTAATTCATTTAACAAGTTGGGCATAGAATGTATTGTTAAATCAAGAGAACCAAATATTGGTATTTCTTTTATTCAGCCAACTCGTTATACATTTGCCAAAGATCAATACAAGATTGGTTATACACCCTGGGAATCTACAGAATTACTTTGGGGTTGGGCAACTCCTTTAAATCAAGTCATTGACGAACTTTGGGTAACATCTGAATGGACTGCAGAAATTTTTTCTAAGCATACCAACAAACCTATTTTTATTTATGAGCACGGTATTGATGATAGTTGG